TAAAAATGCAATTAAATCAATGAGCGCAAGATATTCGCTACTTTCAATATAGTCGTTATAATCTTCTGGGTAATTTTCTCTAATGTAGCTGATCATTACACGACGTAAATTTTCAAAATCATAGCTTTGAAAATCTGCATTGCGGAAACTTTGATAGATTCGTTTCCAGTCCTCTGCTACTAGTAGTCTATTTTGTCTATCTGTTGCTGACATATCTGCATCCTATATCAGATATTTATTGGAATTAATAATCTGGGTGTTTAATTAATTAGACCGTTATTTTGATCAAATGCCAGTTGTATGGATTCAGAAATATTGTAAGGAAGATAGGTCAACACACATTCAATTTGTATGCCGCTTTCATAGCTAGTAACAATAACTTGATCTGCACGTACTCGAGGATCGTAATTGATAATGTTTTCAACATCTTTAACAATTAGCTCTTTTATATTTTCAGTTAACGGTTCAAACAGAGTATCCCAAATAATAGTACCAAACTCTGGCTGTAGTAATCGTTCTCCTTGACGTATATGAAAATGATTTATAATGTCTTGTTTGATCAATGGCAAGTCATAAAGAGAAAAACCTTCGCTAGTAGTATTGACTGTGCTAAATCCTCTGTAGGTTCTAGTAGACGGTAACTCTTGGGCATTTTTAGGCCCAGGGACTGTTAGAGTTTCGTATAATGTATTGGTAATTGCCATAATTTATTGCTCCTTAGGTACCTTTAATTTTTGCAAAAGTATCGGTTATTGTTGAGTATTCTTTCCACGATGTAGGTACTTCTATATCGCTACCTACTTCTCTGTCTGTTTTTTCTGCTTTAAAACTGATAGGGTCTAAATTTTCGTGATGCGGCCAAGGCTCGTGAGTTGGTATGCGCAACATAATACTAGTAATTCCGTTTTCTGTATCAATAGGATTAACAAACGTTGATAATGCTTCTGGGGGCGTAGCAACGGTTGCTTTTGCTGCTGATTCTGCACTTGGCCCATTCATATGAATTGTTGAAGCTTCTTCAAAGTGATTGCCGCCAGAGTTTATGTTTGTATTTCCGTCCGTTGTAAAATTATTATTTCCACTCGATTTTAAGTTAAAGTCTCCATCAGAGAACAACTTAGAAGTTCCGGATGTGTTTATATCCAAATCGCCTTCAGTTGTAATTAACTGATTGCCAGTAACTACTATGTTCTGATTACCTGCTACAGATATAGTCCTATCACCGTCAACTATTAAATTAAAGTTTTCGCCCACTTCTTGCTGAAATCTATTTGCAACTTTTAAATTAAAATTACGCCCAACTTCAATGTTAAAATCTCTATCAGCATAAAAATTAAAATCTTGTTTAGTACGTACACTGATACTATCTTCAGCAAAAATATCTATCTTACCATCGCTTGACAATTCTATCCATGCTGTTCCACGGGCATTGCCGATGTAGATTAAATCTTCGCTATTATGTAAAAGAATTTGATGCCCTGTTCTAGTGCGTATTCTTACCAATTCGTTGTGTGGAATAGTTTTATCACCCGTCGGCACTTCTCCTTCGGTTAACGCTTCTAAAGCTTCGTATTCTGGAGGACCTTCACTAGGTGATGTCAGCCTAATAAATTTGTCATCACCGTCATCCATTACAAACGTAGTGCCACCTAGTCTACTAACAAATGCACTAGTTGTTTCAGACTCTGCTTTACCTACATTTCCCTGTTTGGCGTTTTCTTGTTTATCTACCGGGCCAGGCGTAGATATACCAAATACTGCGCTTGGCCATTCTCTTCTTGCGCTACTAGTAGTAATGCCCCTAATGTCATCTTCAATTAATCCTTGATTAGTTAACACTGTTTTTAGAGGATGTATTGGTTTATAAATTTGTTCAGGGTCACTGATTGCAATGTCGTTTGCATTTCTATTAAATTCTGCAGTTGGGGATCTACCGGATTCTTCGTTCGAATCTGTAGCAGCTAATCCCGGAACCATAAAATTCATGAACTCGTCTTGTACACACCCCATCCAATAACCTTTAGTTGTGTCTCCCTCTACAAAAATAACCATGACAATTCCGCCTACATCAGGAGGGATAAACCACATTCCGTAACTCTTTTGACTGTCGTTATAGGTATTTTCGTTTCCTAGAAATTCTGCACTAGTTACTCCGTAAAACGGATTTAAGTATTTGACCTGAAACACTTGTCCTGATGCTTTACTGTCACTTCCAGATTTTCCTAGCAACTCAACTTCTAAACTTCCCATATATTTGGAATCTAGGTGGCTGACAATTTTAGCAAGGAATGGTCCAGGATTTGATAAAAATCCTTCTTCTGCTGATCTACGTTGTTCTACTGACATGTTATGCTCCCGCTGCTATTGCTTGCGCAGCTGTCAGGTTTCCGGGAGACTGAAAAGAAGATAAGCTAGTTGACTCACCTTCAACTTCTTGTAATAGACGTCTATTCATCTTGATAGTTTGTATAAATTTTCCATTACTAAATTTAGAGTCTATTTCAAGAACTTGATATAGTCCACTAAAATCTTTAACTAACTCTGTTGGACCAAAACTCATAGTGCCTGCTTGTTGGTCGATATCTAACGGTGTTCTAAAATTAACGATTACGTCAACTTCACCATTTTGATAATTCATAGATCCGTCACCATTTAAATTAATAAGATCAGTAATAGGAGCAGTATAATTACCAACTCCACTATCTGTTATATAATAAGGATCGCCAAGAATAGTCATGTTTAGTTCTATCATGTCTGCACCATTAGTCATAGCATCATGAAACTGTCGAGCAACTCGTACTGCTTGTGTCTCTACGCCGCCTCCGCCTCCGCCATCAGTTCTATTTTTTATTGTCATTGGTCTATTTTTAGTTCCCGCAGATCCAGTTGCCGGAACAGCGGTTCCATATATTTCAGCTTGCTGGGCTTCAAATCGTGCATTTTCTGAAGCTGCTACTGTTGACTCTTCGTCTATATCTCCGCTAGTATTTTCTTTTGTTTTCTCGCTTTCAGTATTAACATAATTATCAGCTGCAAATGATTGATAGAATCCTGCCTGGAATGTTATATCAAAGTCTAAAATATCTAAATTTTTACCTGTGTAGATATAATTGTACTCTTTAATAGCTTCTTCTTTAAGCGCAGCATATCCTTTGGGTTTACTATTTGCTTTTGTTATTCTACTAGAATGTGCCAAATAAGGTATAATTCTAAAAACAATTAATCTTGGTTTGTCGCCTGTTTTTTTAAGATTAGCTTCGGAGTCAATATTATAAACTTGAGTTTCAATTTTAAACCAAGGTATCATACCCCGCTTATCAACTTGGCTAGGAGACAATGCTTGTCTGCAATAGTCGCTTTGTAATATTACTTGGTTAATTGCATTAGTAATATTAGAACCTTGGGCAAATCTAAAATCACTTTTACTAGGGTCAACTGTTAGGTCACCCCTTTTCCATATTCCAGTAGCTTCGTCATAAACTACATTGTCTTTACCAAACGGAGTGTCACCTTTTCGTTCATAACTAAATCCCATTTTAGCTGCGCCTATAGCATTTAAGTCATCTGTTTTTTGTTCAAATCCTTTATCTGGACTACTTTTAGAAACTTTTAAACGAGTTTCAATTGTAGAATTAGATGCGGCTGCTGGACTAGTAGTTGCAGTTTTATTAGATGCGCTATCACCTGTGACATTTCCGGTTGCTATATCCGAAGGGAACAAGATTAATATCTCGTCCGGAACAGCCACGCTACCTTGTTTAACTTCACTTTTTAGTCTATCGTTAACAACTTTTTGTAAACTTTTTTCGCCCGTTTGTAACATTTCTTGTACAGAAGATCCTGAAATATTAACTGGGGTTTTTAATGTAGTGTACACTTCGCTAAATGCTTGTTCATTCCACGGATATGCTCCGATAGTGTACATACTACCTTTTCCAGTTACTCGCATCGATACTTCTAAAATTTTGATAGGAATATATTTTTTAGATCCGGGTATTACATAGTCTTTACCGTTGACATCCCATCCTTTAAATTCGATAGTTAACAAGTAAGGTGCAGTTAAGTATGTCTGTTCATTGCCCGTACTCTTGGCTGCAATTTGCATGGCTTCCATAAACCCGCCCATACTGTAGGGTTCAGTAACCATAAAATTTAATCCAGTTGCATTAGTATTGCCGGTGGCTTTGTCCATTCCTACTGTGCTGTTTATAGTTAAATCGTCTAAGAAAAAATCAAATTTGCCGCTGGGGTTTCCGGGCATGCCGTATGGTGTAGCAACTCTATCATTAGGATTAAGACTAGCACTTTTTAAAATAGTAACTCCTGTTTTACCTTGTCTATAAGTTTCGTCAGGAAAGTTAACTTGATAGTCAGTTAATACACTTAATGAGAAAATACAATTATATGCAGTATAATAGTTTAACGGATTTCCAAAAGGTGGTTTAAGATTAGTTGAGATTTTTGTTTGATTTGCAGTATTAAACGCTTGAATGTTTTTTAAATCAGTTAGCTGTACTAATCTACTAACATCTTGTACAGCATTAGATACTTTGCCCACTGCTTGAGTAATTTCTTGTCCTGCTATTTTATTAATTGCTCCGGAGACAACACTAACTGCACTAGTAGATAAATTTTTAGCTAGACTAGTATCAGATATAACTTTCTTGGCGCTGTTAATTGCGTTCGTTGCTTGATCTAGAAGACCCATTTTATATTCCTAATACTTGTTTAAGACTGCTGGCTTTAGGTATATAGATTTGCTTACCGGGAACAAAATCAAAAATAGGATCTTGTAGGACATCTAAATTTCTTTGAATAAAAACCCACCACAATTTAGATTCTTTGTACAAATCGTATGCTAATAGATCTGGTCTATATGTATATTGAGGTTCTATTGTATAGAGATAATCATCAGACTCAGCACTGACTGGTCTAATAGAAAGTACATCAAGGTAATTTTGAACTACTCGTGTAGTGTGCCAAGGGCTTGTACTAGTGTATGTTGCCATTATAGATATCCTACTCCAGAGTTTACATATTCGCCTTTAACAAATTTTTGTAAACTAAATTGTCTTATGCTTTCTCTACTGTATATCGGAGTTACCGTAATACTAATATCACTTTTAACCGGTACGTAAGATGCAGAACCGTTACCTCCTCCTGCAAGGCCTGAAGAATTTAAAAACTTTTTGCCCATATTAATCGCATCACCAATATTGCCCGCAACCTTTGCTGCCTTTGCTAGGCCTGACGAGAATGGAGCAACTAAGCCTGCTATTTTTCCTGCATCAGTTAGTATACTTGTTAGGTCAGTGCTGGCTCCTCCAGCGGCTGCTACTCCTACATTGGTGCCAATGTAATCTACGTTATTCGGTAATTCAATACTAAAACTATTAACAACTACAGGAACATTTTTAAAAACATAATCTCCGTATCCACTTAGTCTTAAAATTATAGGCGGATTACCTGCAGGATTATCTGTGCCGGTAAACATCTTAGTAACTGACCTTAAAAAGTGTACTACTCCTAACCAATAGGCAGCATCGTATTGTGTTTCTACATTAAATGATCCTCTAATAACTATTTGTGAGGGCGTGGAACTGTCATATGACTGAAAGCCATAGTTTTGATGTGTAATCGGTGTTGTTTGCCAACCTGCAGATCCTGCCATTGTTATAGTCGGTGTAAAAGGAAATATTAATCCGCCTGTTTTTATTAACGGTGCAAGGGCAGGACT